TCATGAAAGTGGAAAAAAGTGGCTTTTTGAATTGGAAGAAATATCTACAGGTTATAAGCTTAAAAGTTTGGCAAAGCCTCTTGTTCATCAGTTGTCTATTGACATGTCTTTACGCAAACGTGGTGTTCGTCCGTTTACTGTGTTCACTGATTGTCTTAAAGATACGTGTCTTCCCGTAGAAAAATGTTTTATTCCAGGGAAAACACGCATTTTTTCGATAAGCCCTGTCCAATTTTCAATAGTATTTAAACAATATTTTGGTGCTTATATTGCTGCTTATACAGCTTCCCGTATAAATGCTGAACATGCTATAGGTATGAATGTTGATAGTGCTGAATGGACAACTCTTGTTGGATATTTAAGTGAGCATGGTGATAAAATTATGGCTGGCGATTATTCTAATTTTGGTCCTACTCTTATTAAATCAATAGTTAGTGATTTTTTTGATATTATTATTGCTTGGTTTAGAAAATATGGTTCTGATACATATACGGAAGAAGATTTTAAAGTTATGGGCATCATGGTTGAAGAAATTTCATCTAGTTATCATCTTGCTTTAAATTTGATATACATGACTTTATGTGGTATCCCCTCAGGTTCTCCAATTACGACTCCTTTAAATTCTATGGTTAATTGTATGTATATCAGATGTGCTTGGGTAGGCATAACAAACTTACCTCTTATAACATTTAGTAAAAATGTTAATCTTATAACTCTAGGTGATGATGTAGGTGCAAATGTATCTGAATCATTTATTGAGTTATTTAATACTCAAACTATTTCAAGTTATTTTAAGAAATATGAAATTAAATTTACTGACGTGAATAAAACTAATGAAATTATTCCTTATCGAAATTTGTGTGAGTTCACATTCCTTAAACGCGGATTTATTAAACATCCTACGCGGATTGGTTTGTTTTTAGCTCCACTTGAGATCGTCTCTATTGAAGGCGCTTGCAATTGGGTTAGAAACAAAGGTAATTTGCGTGAATCATCTATTGAAAATTGTCTTCAAGCCGTTGAGTTATCATACGGTCATGGACCCGATTTTTATAATGGTGTAAGACGTAGAGTCTTAGAATTCTGGGCTAAAGAAGGTCAATTTTTAAAAATACCTACTTGGACAGAAGTTGATATCCGTATTTATGGAGTGTAGTGTGAGTGAATGCTTTTTACGCTCTTCGAGCGTATTTTATCAC